CCGACCCTCGGTAAGATATGAACGCGCTCGTCCGCCCACCGCAGACCAGAGATCCGCTTGAGGAAGAGGCGATTTCGCGCCTCGCTGCATGCCGCGTCTGGAAGTCCTATTTCGAGCTCGACCTGCGCGAGATGTACTTCATGACGGCGCCGCACCGTCAGCGCCAGATTTTCTCGATGGTGCAACCCGGCACCAAGCGGTGGATGGACTATCCCGAGCTCAATACCTCGCTCGGCTACGATCTCTGCGGCGAGTTCATCACCGAAGTCGTCAACACCTTCATGCCGGAAGCGCAGCCGTGGTGCGAGCGCGGCAAAGGCATGTTCGTGCCGCAGGACGTATGGGAACAGGTCGCCGACAAGGTGCGCGAGGACGACTTTCTCATCTTCCAGGCAATCAAGGCGTCGAATTTCTATGCGGAATTGCCGAAATCATACAATCCCGACCTCGCCTGCGGGCTCACCGGCATGTGGATCGACGTGCGCGCCTCCTCGATCTGCTGCCAGGCGTTGCCAATCCGTGAATTGGAAATCAATCTCGGTCCCTACGGCGATATTGACGACCGCTTTGCCGTCAGGTGGCCCTACAAGCCGCATGTGCGATCGTTGCTCGGCGAGGACATTTGGGCGAAGGTCTCGGCCGAGGAAAAGCGCTCGATCGAGAATGGCAAGGCCAACGAGCGCATCATCGTCGTATGGGGCTTCTGGCGGCAATGGGACGACCTTGGCGACGAGGTGTGGCAGCACGTCGTGCTCGTCAGCAATAAGCTCGTCCACGATGTCAAGATACGCGGCGAGGGCTGCTGCCCGCTGCTGATCACCCGGTTCGACCCGTCGAGCGACTGGCCGATGGGACTGGGGCCGCTGTTCAAGACGATGCCGGATCTGCGCCAGGCCGACGAGCTCGTCGCCCGCAAGATCGAGGGCATCGGCCGCAACATCAACCCGCCGATCACCTATCCGTCCGATAGTTTCGCCAATGTCGAGCAGGGCATAGAGGACGGTTTTGCCTATCCGATCCGGCCCGGCTCGGAAGGTGCGGTGAAGCCGATCTATCCGCCGATCAACATGGAACCGGCCATCTATCAGCTTGAGGAAATGGAGCACCGCATGCGGCGGCTGTTCTATATCGATTTTCCCGAGCAGAGCGGCGACACGCCACCGACCCTCGGCCAGTGGCTCGACCAGATGGCGCGCGCCCAGCGCCGCATCGGCACGCCGGGTATGGCGTTCTGGCGTGAGGGTCCGGCGGAGTATTTCAACCGCTTCAAGTACCTGCTGGAAAGTGCCGGTCTGGTGCGCCGTTTCAAGGCCGACAATGGCGCCAACATCGCGACCATGCCGATGAACCCGGCCCAGCGCGCGGCCGAGCAGCAGGAAATCGCAATGACGCAGCAGGCCATCGCCATCTGCGGTCAGGCATTCCCGGAAGAATTTAAAATGCACGTCGACGGCGGCGCCTCGATCAAGGCGATCGTCGACAAGATGCGCGTCAAGCTTCTCAAGTTCCGGCCCGACGATCAGGTCCAGGCTGCAGTGGCCGGAATTTCGAAACTGCTCGCGGGCCAGGCGCCCGGAGCCCAGCCGCCTTCCCAGGGCGCAGGCGCTGCACTGCCGTGAACGTCACCGACGACGACCTCAAAGAGGCCATCAAGCGCATCGGGCTCACTCTCGATGGTGAGCTTCTGTATTTGTGGCTTCAGAAACGGCAGCTCACCGTCGACTACACGACTGAGCCCGGTGCTTTGCAGCAGGCAAACGGCCAACGCATTCTCGCCGCCGAACTGATGGTCTTCCTGTCAGCGGGGATCAACGAGACATATGCCGGAGCCCGGTCAGACCACATCACCGTCTTCAAGCTCGCCGAGCCCACCTCCCCCGCCGGTGAGCGGGACTGGAGCGCCAAGTGGCGCGCCAAGCGCGGCATCCTCCGCGAGCCAGAGCCCGGCGCCGACGGCGTCCCCGGCCCCGGCGACGCGGCCTGAGTGGGCGCCCGAGAAGTTCTGGGATGCGACCAAAGGCGAAATCAAGGGCACCGACTGGCGCACCGAGTTCGACCGCCTGACCGCTGCTGATGCCGCCGAGACCAGCCGCAAGGCGAGCGTTCCGGCGCCCGATCAGTATGAGCTCAAGTTGAATTCCGACTATCAACTGCCCGCCGGCACCCAGTGGACTTTTGACAATGCGGATCCGACGCTGGTCACCGCGGTAAAGCAGTTTGCCCACGAAGCCGGGCTTCCGCAGGAAAGCTTCTCCAAGCTCCTCGGTCTCTATGCCGCCTCCCAGATCGCCGCCGACCAGAAGTTCGCCACGGCGCACAAGGCCGAGGTCGAGAAGCTCGGCATCAACGCGCCGACCCGCGTCGATGCGGTCACCACCTGGCTGGAGGCGCAGGTCGGCAGCGACCTCGCCGGCGCGCTGCGCAAGACGATGTTCACGGCTGACGCGATCAAGGCCTACGAGCGCCTGATCCGCAACTTCACCTCACAGGGCGTGTCGGGCAACCCCAGCGCCGGCCGCGACGGCGCGCCGCGCGAGCCTGCGCGTCTGTCGGATGCCGAATACGCCAAGCTCACCTACGCCGAGAAAACCGCTTACGCGCGCCAATTTGATCAGTCGCAGTTCGTCGGCAACGGCCGCGGATGAGAGAGACACTTGCGAGGGCAAGGTCTGAAGGAGTTACTTAGATGCCGGTCAGTAACCTCATCACGGTGGCGGAATACGCCAAATCGCTCCAGAACGCCGATGTCAGGCGCCCGCCGATCGAGATGTTCGCGGCCTCGACCGATGTGTTCGAGGCAATGCCGTTCGAGGGCCTCAAAGGTTCGGTCTTCCAGTTTTATCGTCAGGCCGTGCTGATGACGCCCGCGTTCCGCGCCATCAACGAGGCCTCGTCCTCGGGACACAACTTCATCACGCCGCTTCAGGAGAACACGGCGATCATCGATCACGACATCGATGTCGATGCGGCGATCATCGCTCGCCATGGTCCGGAGCGGCGTACCTATGAGGACCAGATGGGCCTGACGGCGTTCGGCCAGCTGTGGGCGACCACCGTCATCAAGGGCGACCAGTCGATCAACGCGCGCGTCTTCAATGGCCTGCAGGTCCGCGCCAACAAGTACAGCCGCACCATCCATAATGTGGCCACCTCAGGCGGTGCCGCGCTCTCGCTTCAACAGCTCGACCAGACCATCAACCTCGTCAACAAGCCGACCCACATCATCGCGCCGTATCTGTCGCGCCCACTGTGGATACAGCTCGCCCGCACGCAGAGCCTTTCTGGATTTGTCATGCAGGAGTTCGACGTCAGCGGCAACAAGGGTGTCGGCGGCCTCAAGGCGTCGTATGCGGGCCTGCCTTTCCTCTGGGGCTACCCGAAGGATGACCATCCTTACATGCTCGACTTCAACGAAGTGGCGACCGGCGGCGGAGCGGCCGTGACGGCATCGCTCTATGTGGTCTCGTTCGGCGAGGGCCGGCTGCGCGGCCTGCAGCTGAGGCCGCTCGAAGTCGCCGATGTCGGTCTCCTGCAGGACCACAAGACCTTCCGCACTCACATCAACTGGGACGTCGGCATGGTGGACGAACACAAATATTGCATGGCGCGGCTCGATAGCTGGACCAACGCGCCGATCGTCGCCTGAGCGATCAGCCCGCGCTTAAAGGAGAGATGCGATGCCGTTCCCAAATGATCGCACTTACAGTTTCGACAAGAACCTCGAGGTTTCCGACGGTGCTTCGTCTACCGCCGCCTCGGGCTTCCTGCAGACCGGCGGCGCAACCGGCATCGTCGACCTTGGCGGCAACCAGGGCACCAACCCGAAGCAGCAGGACCGCACCGACGCCGTGATGGTGTGCGATGTCACTGCGGTGGGGACCGCCGCGGGCACTGCGGTTAAGCTGTTTGTCGTCGGCTCCAACGACCCAGGCCTCGCCTCTGGCAATGTCGTGCTCGGAGCCCAGGAGATCGGCGCCGCCGCCACGATCGAAATCCCGAATGCCGCGGTGAGCACCCCCGGCCGCTATGAGATTTTCTTTACAACCCAGGTCGCCGGCGTTCTCTATCAGTATGTCGGGCTGTATGCGCTCGTTGTGAGCACCGGATCAGCGACGGTGCATGCCTTCATCTGCGTGCTGCCGGTGCCATAATGATATTCAACGACAAGGACATCAAGCCGAGCGGCCACGTTGACGTGTGGGATCTCGGCCCGGAACGGCCGTCCGCGCCCGACGCGCCGCCCGAGCCAAAGAAAACCGGTCGCTCGGTCGACGATGCCGTCGCTGCGCAGCAATACGAGGACGCGATGGCCGACTACAAGGCAGCGCTGCGGAGATATGCCGTGGAAAAGCGCGAGTACGACGAGCACCGCATCAAGGTCGGCGGCGCGATCCGGATCGAGCAGTGGCCGACCGACGCGGAGCGCATAGCGACCGAGTTTCCAGGGCGTTACGTCAAGGATCTGCCGCCCGGCATCAAGCCGGGCAAGGCGCACGAGGAGGCGGTCGAGATGGCCGCCAAGCGGGACGAGGAGCGCGTGCGCATCAAGGAACGCGATCCGCACATGGGCAAGCCGCAGGGGGCAGGGGCCTGATATGCCAACGACCGTCTTTGCACCGCCACAACCGAACGCAACTCTTGCTCGCGCCGTCACCGCGCCGAGCGGCACCATCTATGCCCTCAATGGTTCGGGCAACGTCGTCTCGGCCGATGTCGATACCCCATGGTTTCTCTCCCAGGGCTTCGTGGCGGCACCAACGGCGGCGCTCTATTCGCCATACGAAAATGATCATGGGATGGCGCGCCAGGTGACCAATCCCAACACCGGCAACACCTTCACCTTCAACGGCGCGGGCTTCGCCACAGGCATCACCGGCGCCGATCTGACCTGGTTTCTCAATCAAGGCTTTGTGCAGGTGCCGGCCGGAACTGTCCTGGCCAAGCCGCCAGGGCCGAGCGAACGGCTCAATGGCATCCTCACCGCCCCTTCCGGCAATTCCTACGCCGTTAATGGCAGAGGCTTCGTTGTCGCCGTCGGCGCCTCCGATATTGGCTGGTTCACCTCGCAAGGCTTTTCACCGGTCGGAGCTGGCACTCTCCTCGCCGCCAGCGATGAGGGAGCCAAGGAGCCGGTATCGAAGGCACAACGGAAGTGAACCGTCTGGTTCTAAGCGGCACGTTTCATGTGAAACGTGGATTTCCTCCCTGGTACCTGCCGCGGCGGTGTCGCGGCATTTTTATGCTGCAGGCCTGAGCCCAGCGGCGGTGCTTTGCTGGCGTTTGAACGCCAGCCCATACGCTGGTTATGTTCGAATGGCCGCTCGACAAGCTCGCCCTGATCAATTCGGCGCTGGCGCAGACCGCCAACAACCTCGTGGCCGCGGCATACGACGGATCCGAGGAGTGGGAAGTCTGCTCGCCGGTCTACGAGCGCTCGCTCGGCTACATCATCGAGAGGCATCCGTGGTCGTGGACGCGCACCATGGCCACGCTGCAGCCAGCCGTTAATGCGCCTGCCGATCCGCTATGGGATACCGCCTATAACCTGCCGAGCGATCTCGTCCATCTGATCTACGCTCGGGTCGAGAACCTGCCTTGCATCTACCAGATCATGATGGGCCCGCCGAGCTCGGGCTCGCGCCCGCAGCTGTGCATCAACGCCCAGGGCGGTCCGCCAGCCCCGGTCCCGCCACAGGTGCCGGCGCCGGTGACGATCGCCTACATCAGCGCGACCGCCAGCGATCCGCAGTTTGCAACGCCAATGTTGATCCTGGCGCTCGAACAGTTCGTCATCGCCGGGATCTATCGCGGCCTGCACGAGGACGTCGCAGCGGCGCAGGGCCAGCTCAAGCTCGCCGAGCTCACCCTGCAGCAGGCCGAGGCCCGGCACGACCAGCAGATGCCGAAGCGCGCGCTCTACAACTCGCGCATGCTGGCGTCGCGCCGCATCCGCCGGCCCTGGCCGCCGGAGCCGTCTGGATGGTTTGGCACCGGCGTCCCGGTCGGAGCTGGTGGCTCCGTTGGACCGGTGCCGCCATTGCCTCCGGTCACGCCGCCCTCGCCGCCCATCATCGGCGGCACTCTCATCAACCAGGAAGCTCTGGTGGTCACCGCAACCAATGTCCTGTCGCCGCTGTCGACCACGCCCAGCGGCGCGCTGCTCGAATTGATCGTCAACGGTCAAACCATGAGCTCCGAGGGCGGCTCTGCGCCATTCACCGTGTCCGGGACGACGGTGTTGTGGAACCCGGTCAATGCCGGGTACTCCCTGGCGCCATCGGACATCGTCGTCGCTGTCTATAGCCATACTTAGGACGCAGCATGTCCGAGCTGATCCAGTCCAAGCAGATAGCTGGCGGTGGCGGCGGTGGCGGCGGTGGCGGCGCTGCTGCTGGAGGTGGTGGGGCCACCTATAGTGTGGACGATTTCTATCCGAGCGGTTTCCACACTCAGCATGACGGGTCTTCGCATCCGCTGTCGAGCATCTTCGGCTCCCTCACTGCCGCTCAGAATGTCTATCCATGGGTGGACGATCTGACGCCGGAGGTCGACCGGTGTGCAATCCAGCAGGCAATCGACACGGCGTTCAACGATACGAGGAACGTCACCACCATCGCGCTGTCGGAGGGCCGATACGTCACCGATGCGACGATCTTTCTGGACCCGCCAAGCTCGCTGCGCAATCAGGCCGCGCAGGCAAGGTGGAGCGCTGCAACCACCTACGCTCAGGGCACGACGGTCAACTACAATGGCGTGCCCTTCACGTCGTTGCAGAACGGCAACCAAGGCCATGCCCCGTTCCTCATCCCCACCGATCAGACCGGCCCCGATCCGTGGTGGCAGATGTATTACGCCAAGGCGGCAACGGTGGGCTCGACAGGTTCGTTGGGTCAGGTCAATGCATGGAACCCGACGCTTCAGGGCAAGCTCGGGCATTCGGTGGCATACCCGGCTTATGGTGTGATAATCCGGCCGAAGTATTGCAACATGATCGCAGTGATCATGGGCAGCAACAATGGCGGCTCGCTGCGAGGCATCTCTATCTTCTTTCCAGGCCCGGTCTGGGTCCAGGGCGGATGCAACCCGTACAGCTGCGGCGTTGCGATCGCTGGGAACTCTGGGGGGGCTTCTGGAACCACGATCGAGTCCGTCAATGTCACCTATGCCTATACCTGCTTCAGGTGGTGGGCCATCGCCGGCCTTGGCGACAGAAACGTTCTCAGGAACTGCGGCGGGGGCGGCTCCTATCGGTTCCTGTCCTATGCGAACGGCCAGGCGTACATCAACCAGATCCATGATTGCTTCCCGGCCTCGATCATTGGCATCAGCGGCGCGCCGGGGCAGACGGCGATCTTTGGCGGGAACTGGAGCACTGAGCAGGAGAGCAGCGCTGGGGTATCGCTTTCGATATCCAATGTCAGCGCAATAACGCAAGGAAGCGGAAATGGCTATTGGCAACTCGGCGATGTCCTTACTTCGACGCCGCTGGCCCAATATTTCTTCATATCGATGGACGTCAACGATCCGCTGAATTCCGGAGAAGCGTATCTGCTCCTTTCCAATGCGTTCGAAGATGGGCGGAATGGGGCATACAGCTGGTTCGTGATCGTCACGCCTTCGTATGGGCCGATCCCGATGGTGGCTCAGACCGGGTCTGGCGTGGGCCATGCCCTGACTGTGTTCGGGGCCATCACGCCCGGCTCCGGCTATGCTCCCGGCATCTATTACAATATCCCGCTGACGGGCGGCAGCGGCACTCAAGCTGTTGCCAACGTGGTGGTCGGCGCTGGCGGAACGGTGACAGCGGTCCAATGTGTCTTCCCTGGGGTCAATTATGTCATAGGCGATCTGCTGTCGGCCAGCTTCGGCGGAGGCACCGGGTTCCGGGTGGCGTATGTCCACCGGCTGAACCTGATGATTGCGCCGCATTGGGTCGACACGTTCATGCAGGGGTTGAATTTTACTACCCTCACCACGATCCAGGCAGAGCTGCAGGCGGCGACAAAGCTCTATGCCACGGCCCCGGTGTTTCCGTTCCAATGCAGCGTGACGGCGCATGAGGTGTTCTTCGAGAATGCCATCGCATCCATGAGCCTGTTCTCTGCGGCGAGCGGAAACAATGCTCCATGCGCCTTCTATGGCGGATATCTCGATGCCGACCCGTCCTTGTTTTTTATCGGCCCACAAAGCGGGTCGCCGAATGGCGATTTTGGGCTGGCTCACTACTACACCCAGAAGACCCTTCCATATGTGTGGCTTGTGACGGATGTCATTTTCGATGGGTATCCGTGGGGTGGAACTGGCGGCGGGCAATATTGGAACGACCCTCTTGTTGTATATGTTGAGCATCCGTACGTAAACTTTAAGATGATAAACAGGAATTCATCGGCGCAGGGCGCTCCCGATGTCCCGCCTCCGATTGCCTGGTGGTATACGGGCCAGGGCCAGGGCCCTGGATATGGGTCTCAGAGTGAAGATGCGTCAGCGCTCGAAAGGGGATGGTCCGGGGGTGGCAACACATTTCCGACGGCGCGCGCCAACAATACCAGCATTGCATTGTCGTGGGCCCAGCAAGGCATCAAAAATCCTTCGATCGGCCTGCGCCCGGCGCCCTGGAGCGTGCCAGTCGTTCAGCCGCAGCATCTGGCAGCGATAGCCGATCCCGGGGCAATCCCGTTAATCAATTCTGTTACGGTCGACGGTACTAATGCCACAACAAAGTATCCGCTCGTGTGGGGCGGAATGCCGTACCGAACGGATATGGCCTCCCCGGGGGATGCCGTGCTGCTTGGGTATCCTAGGCCAGGAATAGAATTCGAAAGCTCGCATAATTTATACAACTGGTTTCAGAACCTGACCGACCACACGAGTGGTGGCCCCGGTGTGGTTGTGGGCCTGGCATGGCACACGAAAGGCCACAGCTGGTGCGTATTCATGGACGTCAACACCCTGACGTTCATGGTCCCGGGCATGTACATCGGGCTCGTAACAGCTTCTCTTAATTATTACATCGTGACGGGCGTCTACCCCGGCCTCGGTTTCATCACCGTAGGTAATCGCGCCGCCCAGTATGTGGTTGGCACCGTCGGCACGGCATATTCTGGAACGAAGATCTTCTTCCAGCCGTATCGCCTTAGATATATTGCGCCGGAGCCGATCTATTCGAATACCTCGGTTGTGGCGACGGCCGGCCAAGAGCTGTTGATGGACACCTCGGCGGCCAGCCTGGTCCTGACGATGCCGAAGGCCCAGAATGATAGCGTTGGCAATGCGGTGCCGCTGCAGGGCGACAAGGTCAGCTGGTACAATACCGGCGGCAACAATGTCATTCTCGACGGCAATGGATCGCCGATCAACAGCTCGACTGATGACCTGGTGATCTCGGCGGTCGGGCCAGGGGCTGCGTTCTACAAGAACGCGACGGCCGGCTGGCTAGTGGCGGGAGGCACCGCGACGCCGGCGTTGATCGTGACGCCAGGCGATAACTTCAGCATCGGCGGCCAGATCATCGGCGCATTCGCCCCGTCGCCGGTCACTTACACACTGAAAGCATCGTCCGGAGCCGGCGTTCCCTTCACGATCGGCGGTGTGCCGTCATGGCTTACGCCGTCAGCGACCTCTGGCACGGCCACCACGGGCGGGGTGGCGATCACGTTCACCCCCAACGTTACGGGAATGAGCCCGGGGGTGTCCGCTGCGACGATGACTTTCACCAACACGACGACGGGGCAGGCCGTCAAGCGGCAGGTCCAGCTGATTATCCTGGCCATGCAGTATGCGGCGGAGGGCGACAGCATAACGTTCGGGGCCGGTGCGCCGGCGGGCGGCTATCCGACGCTGTATGCCAATGCGTTCACGCCGGCAGCAAATCTGAAGCTGACGATGTTCGCCACATCGGGGGCGGGCTACAACCAGGTGGTTGGTAGGCTGCCGCAAATGCAGGCGCTGGGGCCCCTGAAGCGTCCTGGCGATGTGTTTGTGGCGACGGTGATGACAGGGACTAACGATGCGACGTTCGGTTATCCAGCCTACGGTACGCTCAACCGGACGGATTACCTGCAGAAGTTCGCGGCGTATCTGGATGCTCTGCGGACGGCCGGATGGTACGTCATAGTGTGCACCCAGATCTCCCGCGGGAGCGACGGCACCAATATCAACGTCACGACGATCAACCCCGAGCTGATAGCGCTCAATACCGAGTACAAGCTTTGGACGACCAATGGGAGCGTGGCTCCTGGCAAGCATGCAGATGCCATCTGTGATTTTGCCGGCAATGCGACGTTCAATCCGTCACTGACATCGCCTCCGGCATATCAGAACACCTCGATCTACCTGGCGGACCAGACACACCTGCTCGATGCGGGGCAGGCGGCGTTAAAAGCGATTATCAAGCCGATCCTGGATCTGGCGCTGTCACCGGTGGATCATCTTGTTGTGGCGGCGCCTACATCGGCGACTACCGGGACTTCGTTTAGCTTCACGGTTACAGCGACGCGTCCGAATGGCACGACCGACACTGGCTATGCTGGAACGGTTCACTTTACGAGCACCAGTGCGGGCTCGTTGCCGGCCAACTCGACGCTGACGAGCGGCGTCGGCACGTTCTCAGCAACACTGAACACCATAGGCAGCCAGACCATCACCGCCACCGACACGGTCAACAGCGCCATCAACGGGACATCGGGCGGGATTACGGTTGGGGCTTCGGTCTCCAACTCTGCGTTCGATCCAGCCAGTCATGGGACGGCGATTGTTCTCACCGGCTCCAATTTCCACGCCACCGCGCCGTCGGGCACTCAATCGGCGGCGAGAGGCATCCAAGCACGTTCCAGTGGGAAGCTGTATTTCGAGTTCAAGTTGGTCAGCACCGGTGTCAGTGAGACTTTCGTTGGCTTTGGTGATGCAGCTACTGCTGGCGGCTCTGGAATGGACGGTATTGGAGGGTTTCCCCATGAGTATATGACAAGAGATGATGGATTTGTCATCCAAAATGGATTTTCTACGGGAGGAGTAACGTTCCCCACAGCTGTTGCCGGGGACGTGTATGGGGTCGCTGTTGATTTCGGTGCCAAACTGGCGTGGCTTGCGAAGAATAATGTCTATCCGGCGGCCGGTAATCCTGCGGCTGGAACTAATCCCCATGTGTCTTGGTCAACAGCTTATACTTTGTACCCGTTGTGTCTGATATTCGGCAGTGGAAGTAATGATTGTCAGCTGGTCACCGCCACCACGACGTATTCGCCGCCTTCGGGCTTCAGCTTGTGGGGATAGGTGATGCCACAGGGCCAACTCGTCACTGCGCAGCGCGACTTTTCCGCGGGTCAGGTCGACCCCAACGTGAAGCGCAACGAGGACCATCCGTCCTACAAGGCCGGGCTGCGTCAGTGCGTCAACTTCCGCCAGCTCAACACCAAGGGCGTCGCCAACCGTTTTGGCCGCTCAGCGCAGTTCTTCGACGGGCCCCGCGTCGAGGAAATACTGATGGCGCCGGGCTTCGTGTTCACGCTGTGCTTTTCCGCCGGCCAGGTGGCGATCCGGCAGAACGGCGCCGTGGTGTTCACCGCCACAGGCCTGCCGTGGACGGCCGCAAACGTCAGCCAGATCGTCTACGCCATCTACCGCACCCAGATCATCATCTGCTTTCCTGGGATGCAGCCGCGGCTCATCACCTGGACGCCTGGTACGACGACGTTTGCGATTGCGCTCTATGACGTGATCACAATAGGCTCACAGAAGAGGACGCCGTTCTACCGCATCGCGCTGCCGGGCATCACGCTGCAGCCGTCGGATGTAGGCCACCACGTTTCGGTGAGCCTGACGTTTTCGGACAACGTCCTCGTCCCCGCGATGGTCGGCACGTTCATCCGTTACATCGGCCGGCAGATCAAGATCACGGCCGTCACCGACGGCCAGCACGGCACCGGCGATGTCCAGGAAACGCTATTCGCCGGCATCCAGGTCACCACCAACAGCCCCGTGGATATTCGCACCCTGGCGGCGCCGGGCGACGTAGTCATCGGCGCAGTCTCAGGGGCCAAGATCCAGATTATTTCGCTGGTCAGCGCCACTACGTTCATCGGGCAGCTATTGTCCGGCACCTATCCACAAGGTTCAGGCTCGGGCGACTTCCTGGTCGGCCCCGGTGGGTCGCTGCAGGTGATGCAGTCGTTCACCACCCTGCCGCCGCAGGCTGTCACCATCTGGGACCAGGAGGTGATGAACAATTATCAGGGCTGGCCGGCGTCGTGCTTCGCCGACCAGCAGCGCCTCGGCCTCTGCAACTTTCCTGCCGTTCCGTCTGGCGTGTGCTGGTCGGCTCTCGGCTCGCCCACCGATCTCTATGTGCCATCCGAGGGTCTCACGCCGGACAATTCCATCTTCGAGCTCGCGCCCGGCAAGAGCCAGGTCTACTTCGTCGTGGCCGGCGCCGAGAGCGACGAGTTCGTGTTCTGCGACAACGCCATCTACTGGATACCGATCAATGTGCAGAACCCGCTCTCGGCGACTGGCGCCGTGGTATTCAACAAAATCGATGAGGGCGCGGCGCCGGTGCAGCCGCGGTTCTTCCGAGGCTCCATCATCTACATCAATGCCGCCGCCAATCAGGTCCGGGCCATCGCCGCGACCGGCGCCTTTAACCGGCCCTACGAGGCGCGCGACCTCTCCGAGCTCCACCGCGCCCTGCTGATCGGGCCGATCGCCATCGCCTGCCCAGACGGCGACAATCCGCTGTTTTCCGAGCGCTACGTCTACATCCTCAACAGCGATGGGTCGCTCGCGGTCGGCTTCGTCGACATCGAGAATGGTCAGCTCAAGGCGGCGCCCGGTTTCGTGCGATGGACCGGCGCCGGAAATGTGACCTGGGTAGCGGCGAGGCTCGCCAACGTCTGGTTCACCACGGCCTATCCCGGTTCGACGCAGGGCACGCTCGCCGAGACGCTCGACCCGACGCGCTTCATGGATGCGTCCATTAATGTCAACTCACTGCCGGCGCAGATGGCGCCGCCAAGCGGCAAGGGCCCGCTATGGTGGGCGCCGAGCCAGCCTGTGGTGCTGCTCGACAACGGTCTGCGCCAGATGGGCGTCTACCAGGTAGACGCCAATGGCTTCATCATCCCGCAATTCATCGGCGGCGAAAACCTGACGTCGCCTCAGCTCGTCGCCGGCCAGATGTGGACGGCTACCGCTGAGCCGTTCATCCCATCGCCGGGGCCTGGCCAGGATGTGCGTCAGCGCATGATCCGCCGCCGGGTGTCGCGTCTGTCGACCTATTTCAATGCTTCGACCGGCTTCTTGTTCGTCCGCCTGTTCTCTGGTCCGGTACTGCCGGACTTGCCGCCGCCGGCTCTGCCGCGGCCACATCTCGGAGATGTGGTGGGCTCGCGCCGGGTGCCAACCTATGTGATGGGCGACGACGCCACCCAGTCAGCGCCGCTGCGCGAGGGCGTCGAGTTCTGGCGACCGACCGGCCGTTCCTATGATCCGCGCGTCGCCATCATCAAAGATACTGTCGGACCGCTCACGATACTCGAGTTCGGCTCCGAGGTTACGGTCTAAGGAGGATGTTTTCATGAGTGAGCCTGCTGCTTCCGCGGCCTCAATTGGCGGCGCCGGCCTCAAGGCCTACGGCGACATTCTCTCGTCCCAGGGCGTGGCGGCCGGCGATACGTTCAAGGCCCAGATGCTGGAGATGAATGCCAAGCGCGGCCAGGTCGCGGCAGTTCAGACTGGGGCCGCTCTCTCGGCCAGGCTGTCGCAGACGCTCGGCAATATCGACACTATGCGCGCAGCCTCGCACAGCGATCCGACGTCGCCAACCGCGGCGGCCTACCGCGACCAGCAGGAGCAACTCGGGCTTTCCCAGAAGGCCATTGCGGTCGACCAGATACTCGCGCAGAGCCGGCAGGAGCAGGATGAGGCAGCCTATCTGCGCAGGGCCGGAAAATATGCGCTGACTCAGGGCTACATTTCCGCCGGTGCCGACGTTCTCGGCGGCGCCGCGAAGGCGTTCGGGAGTACCTGAGATGGCCGAACTTCCCGCAATCGCGCCCGGCGGCGCGGTTACCGGCCCGATCCAGTCGAGCCTGACGCCGGCCGAGATCGCGTCGCCCTATACCATGCTCGCCCAGAACATGAAGAAGGCGGGCGCCACGGCCGATGAAGTAGCGGTGTCGTTTGCGACGCAGGCCGGCGCCAAGGCGGTGACGACCGACGCGCAGGGCAACGTCGTGATCGACCACCCGCCCATCATCGGGCCGGCTGCGACGGCATTCCGGGACAGTGTCAAGCTCGCCGCCCTGGCGCAGGCCGAGCAGGCCTCACGCCGCAAGGACATCGAGCTGCGCCAGCAGTTCGTCGACAATCCCGCGGGTTATCTGCAGGCGGCCGACGCCTATTCCAAAACGATAGGAATGCAGTACGAGAAGGCCGGCGGCCCATTGCTCGGCCTCGCCGTGCGCAAGCAAATCGATACGATGACGAGCGCAACCTACAAGGGCCTCGTCAACGAGCATGAGCGGCTGGAGACCCACAGACAGGCCGAGACGCTCAATTCCGAGCTCGAATATGAGAAGAACAAGCTGGGGGCGCTGGCGAATTCCGGCGTCACCGATCCGAACAATCCGGACGTAAAAGCCTCGTGGAGCAAAATCAACACGATCTACGACAGCCTCGTCCAGAACCCGCGCATGGCCTTCCCGAAGGAGAAGAAGGCCCAGGATATCGCCAACCTCACGAGCGAGCTGCAGGCCCGCGGGATGCAGTATCACATCGTCGAGGAAACCTATGGGCAGGGTATTGTCGACCCGACCAAGCCAGATGAGAGGGAAACCAATCCGCAGATAAGATATTCTGCGGCGTCGGCTGCCGCTCACACGATCCTGACCGATCCCAAGCTGAACCTGAGCGTCGGCCAGCGGCAGGCTTATTACAGCAGCGTGATGGGCGCGCTGAACGAGCGGGCGACCCAGGACCAGGTTGTCGCCACCAATGTCGGGAAGCAGATCGATACCATCAACAAGGCTGCGGTCGATGGCTACCCGATCTCTCCCGATCTGATGGGCCGGGTGGAAGCGGACGTGACCGCGACCGGCAGCCCGGAGCTCAGGGCTGGCTTCGAGCACGTCCAGCAGATGGCGCAGCTGTTTGAGAGTTTCAGGAAAATGTCGCCGCTGCAGCTCAACGGCGCCATCACCGACCTACGGGCGCAGGGTGCGGAACCGGCGGTAATCAAGGGCGCCGAGGCGCTCTACAAGAACATGACCGAGGGCATCAAGAACGACATGGTCGGCTGGGCCGATCGCACCGGAATGGTGTCGATGCCGCCGCTTATCCTCGACCCCCAGGCCGCCGGGGCGCGCAGTCCTGAGGGCCAGATGCGCAACCGCGCCGCGGCGGCCGAGACGGCAGCGCGAAGGTATGGCGTCGCGCCAACGTATCTTCGTCCCGAAGAGGCGCACGCGCTTGCGGCTGAGCTCGCCAAGGGCGGCCCCGAGAGCCTCGCGGTTGCCGAGATGATACGCAACGGCTTTGGTCCCGCTGCCGGGCCACGGGTCATGGCGGAAATCGGCAAGGACACGCCAGGTCTCGCGCTCGTCGGCTCGCCAAAAATCAACAAGGCTTTTCAGCTCGACGTCGCCAACGGACGGGCCATGCGCACCGACCCCGAGTACCAGAAGCTGCTGCCGCCAGAGTGGCGCACGATGAGCAACGCGGCCGGCGCCGCCCAGAATGCCCGTGTGCGCGAGGTGTACGGTGACGCCTTTGTTCGCCTACCCAAAAAAACTCAATTCGACCTGCTGGCCGCCGTTAACGACGCCTTCCTGGCGCGTGGCATCCGCAACGGATGGCAGCCCACCATCGGGCAAGGCACGGAAAGGTCCGTCACCGGCGGCGGCGGTGAGGAGGGGTACGACAAGGCGCTGCAGGAAGCTGCCGGCGCCAGCTATGCTGGCTCCATTCAATACGGCGGCGTCGGCAAATACGGCACCAGGCCGGACAGTTGGTTTACGCAAAACCGGGTACTGGTGCCAGAAAATGTCCGCGCCGACCGCTTTGAGCAGGTCATCAAGGCCATCACCGACGATGACCTTCGCACCATGGCAAACCCGCCCATCAGGCCGGACGGCTCGTTCCATACCGCGCGTGACCTGCAATACGCGATCCCCTATGCAACGCCTGGCGGCAAGTACAATTTTGCCATGGGCGATGTGAACTCGCCCGATCCCAAGTTTATCTTCGGTGCAGACAAAAAGCCCTGGGGGCTCGACTGGGATGCGATCGAGCCGCGGCTGCGCGACCGCCTGAAGGGCAGGGGCTATTTCGTCGGCGATGACACGCGCGGGCGTACCGCCCCGACCGCGGGCCAGCGCATACCGGCGCGGGGGCAGTAATGGATGATCACCTCAAGGAGGCCGATGAGGCGCTCGGGCTGACGCAGCAAGAGGGTGATCTCTATCGCATGCACCTGATGAACCTGCACGGCTCGGGCGGTGTGGACAACACCGACGACCAGGGCAACGTCGTATCGCGATCATCGCTCTACCAGGCGACAGAGCAGGGCCCCGACGGCCGCTGGTACAACATCCCGACGGTGTGGGGCGGCAAGAAGGAGGTCGAGCCCTGGACCAATCCGGCGACCGGCCAGGTGCATGACATCCCGAACGCGACCGCGCTCGAAAACGTCCGCCGCATGGGGTGGGACCGTTTCCCGTCGTACAGATCGCCGGAAGAGGCCGACGCGCGCTATGAGCAGATGCACCAGTTCATGGAGCGGGACGCCGGCGATTATTTCGCCGCCCGCGGGTTGCCGCGCAGCGAGCCGGTGGTCCCCGACCATGGCGCGCCCGGACAGATCGATCGATCGCAGATCAGGTCGGAGCTGGAGCAGAACCCTGCTTTGCGCGACCGTCTCAATCAGATGGTTCGCGGCGAGGTCGGGTCGAGTGCGAGCCCGGTGGTCCGTCGCATCCAGATGGAAACTGCGATGAACCGCGCCTTGGCGCGCGGCCATTCGCTTGAGCAGGCTCTATGGGACACCGCCGGCCATGGCAGCCGCGGATATTATCCGCCCCAGTCGTTCACGCGCGGCGGCTTCGACGAGAAGACGTTCGGCGGCGATCTCGAAGCGGTTCTCGCCGGGTCGAACTATGCCGGCAAGTACGGCAAGGGCCTTATCACCGGCAATGCGTCGGCGGACGTTGCGCGCCATCAGTTTGCCCGCGGCACCCCAGGTTTTACACTCGAAACCGGCAGCGGCCCGGAAAGCTATTTCAGTGAGGGGCCGTTCAAGACGCAGATCGGCGTCGGCAAGCCCCCGATGAAAGGCAGCAACGCGACTGCGCTTGCCGAACCAGCCGGTGCCCGTGCGCCCGGCGCGGCCAGGCCGGCGGTTGCGCTGGAGGAGCACGAGGGCGATACGCTGCGCCGCTTCCCATATACGGCGATGCTGGCGAGGGCCGGCAATTACATGCACATCGGTGAGCTCGGGGCGCGGCCGAGCACAAATATCGAAGACAGAAGGGTGCCTGACCTATCGAGGATGACGGAACAGCAGGGTGAGGCCTGGCGCCAAATGATGATGAAGCGAGCGGCGGAGGCGAGCGCAGTCGTGGATGACCTGGAGCTTCGCCGCGCCAGAAAGGCGAAGGCCGCCGCAGCAGAGGCCGAGGACAAATGAGCGACTGGTGGACGAGCGGCTATCGCGAGGAGCCGCCCGTAGGGCTGACCCAAGCGGATGGAGTGCCGACCTATGGCGAGTTCACATCCGCCATGGTCAATATGCCCTATTACACGAACATTGGGGGCGAGGATGCGGCGATCGAGGAGGCCTATGACCAGCGCCGGGCGGTCATCAAGCAGGCCACCGGTGAGGACATTCCCAACCCGCTGCGCTCGGGATTGCCGATGCGGCGCTACTATGGAGTGTCGCCCGACCCGAGCAACGTGAGGGGCTTCCAGCGTGCCGGGTTCGAGCGCAAGTTGGAGGAGCTGAAGGCAAAAAACGCCGGCGTGCCTGAAGTCCTCGAAGCCCTGCAGTTCAATACCAGCATCGAGGACGAAGCGCGCTTGATCTCCCGAGGGGCACTCGCCGAGGCCGAGCGGGCGGGGAATGCACCGCTCAATACCGCGGCGAAGCTCGCCATCGGCTTTGCCGCCAGCACGTGGGGCTCGCGCCGCGACCCGCTGTTCGTCGGCTCGCTGGCCGTTGGCCCCACCTGGGCCTTGGGCAAGATGGCGCTCACGCGCATCGTGACGGGTGCGATGGTCCAGGGTGGCTATATGGGCGCCCTCTCTCTCGCCGGGAGCCCTTTCGTGCAGGAGTGGCGCGAAAAGATTGGCATGGAAACCGGCGTCATGCCGGCGCTCGAAGAGGCCGGCAGGGCAGCCTTGTTCGGGCTTATCCCCGGCGCCGGCATCCAGGGTCTCAAAGAGCTGGGGCCACCGCTGATGCGCCTTATCAGGGGACAGCCCAGGTCGGGCGATGTCGATAAGGTGTTTCCGCCGAAGCCGGGGGCGACGATTGATGACCTTCCCGACGCCAACCGTACGGCGAAGGCGGCAGTCGATGCGGTCGATGCCGATAGGGAGCTCGTCGCCGCCGTCGAGCCGGTGCCGGGCGTTACCCCGGAGACCCACAACGACATGATGGGCGCCGCGCTCAAGCGGGCGGGTGACCCTGAGGAGGCGTCGCCGGCCGCCGTCCAGGCCATCGATACCATCCAGCGGCGGGCCGCCGAGCCGGTCGCCACGGCGGGGGAGCCGGCCGAGCCGGAGCCGGAGGTGGGGTCGCGCCGAGAGCTGCTCGACATGATCAGGCGTGGCGCACCGGCGGAGGAGCTGGAGGCTCACCCGCTGGTGAAGCGCTATCTGGACCAGATGAGCAAGACAGCCGAGACGGGCACGGCCGAGGACCGCGCCAATCCCGAGTGGTGGGCGAGGCGCGCCTACAACATCGGCACCGAAGAGGCGCCCCGAATGGTGACCGGCCGCGATGCCGTGATGCCGGCAATCATGGCGAAGGCCCGGTCTTATGCAAAGGGGCCGGTCGAGAACGGCCGTCGTGCTGTAATTGTCATAGGGCCGCCAGCGGCCGGCAAGTCCACGGTTTCGAACCCGATCGCCGAACATCTGAGGGCGGCCCTCGTCGATGCCGATGATGTCAAGGAGATGATACCGGAGTACAACAAGGGGCTCGGAAACCAGGCGGTTCATGAGGAGAGTTCGGCGCTGGCGAATGATGAAGCATTTTATCAGCTTCTCACAACCGGCAGCAACCTCGTCATCCCCAAGATCGGCGCCAGTTCCGCACGCACCCGCCAACTGATCCTTATTCTAAAGAAGAAAGGCTACACAGTTGACCTGGTTAATGTGTCGGCCGGGATTGACAATTCTCTGCGTCGGAATATCCAGCGCATGCTAACCAAAGGCCGGCTCGTGCCGCCTGACTACATCAGGGAGGTGGGTGACAAACCGAGCCAGACTGCCCATATATTGAGAGGAGAAGCCAATGACTTTGCCGACCTCGATACCTCCAGGCCAGGCCCCCCTCAAGTCCGTGAGGGAGAAGGGCCGCTTGCCAACTTTTTCCGAGATGGAGGAGATCAACGACTTGAACCTTATCAGGGCCCTGGAGCGACTTCCCAACGCGCCGGAGGCGAAGGCGGCGAAACGGCCAGAGGCCCCCCCGGCCAAGTAGCGCCGCCGTCGGCCGAAAAACTTCTTTCCACCGCCAATAAAGTCGCTGCCGACTGGCAGGAGAAGCTTGGCCCTGACATCAAGGTCGTCATGGGGGGCTCTCTTGTCTCGCGCACTTTTGTGCCTGATGAGCGCCCTGTCGATATGGATATCCGGTTTCTGACGGATAATCCGGAGCGCGACTATCCCAAGGTCGAGGCCGTCACCGGGCTCAAGCTACGCAAGCAGCGCCCGGTCGAGGACTATCCATCCGGGTCGTCCACGGCCTACCTGGTCGAGGGGCCGCTTACCCGTGACGGCGTCACTTTCGACGTCGAGGCCGCCGTGCGGACGCCGGCCTATGTAGGATGGGCGAGGTTCTATCCGCAGGTACTGACACCAGAGGAGCTGTCGGCGTTTCGCGCCGATAAGGCGCGGTTAAGCGGCAACAAGGAGGAATACAAAGCCCTCAAGGCCAGAATGTTGACAGAGGTCAAGCGCCGGGTCGATGAACGCGGTGGCCCGAGCGAGGCGGACGTGCTTCTCGGCGAAATCACCGAAAAGCTGAAAGGGGCGCGCTCTACCCAGGAGGCGCGGGAGATTGCCGACGAGGTGATTGACAAGGCCGGCCGCGCCGCCGGCATGGCGCGAACGGAGGAGGCCCTCGGCGCCGAGGAGATGGCCAGGGCCGGGCGCGCCGACGCGGCGCAGGCCAAGATGGAGGAGCTGCCCGATACCATGCGAAACGTGCCGTGGGTCGGCGCGGATGGAAAGCCCGCCCTGGTGTCCGAACGCTCGCTCGCTGAGCTCGGGCACCGCGAGCAGATGGCCCTCGATGTTCTGGCGGAGTGCAAGTGATGGTCGACTTTGCAACGTGCATGGCCAACGCCACCATCGCCAAGGGCGGCGATCTCACCCAGGACGAGGCCGATGAGCTCGTGCGCCGCTATAACACCCATGTCGGCGCGCTCAATGCGGCAGGCCATGCCGACGCTCATTCCGGCGCCCTGGCCGCAATCGTGTCCGAGCTCAAGGGCAATGCTGCCAAGAAGAAGGCCGATGCTGCCGCGGCCATCACCGTACGCAACGAGATTGCCAGCTACGGGCAGACCTACCGCAACGCCGCCGGCAAGGCCGATATCTTCGACGCCTTCATGAATGTGTTTCACAACAAGGGTTTCGGCGCCGGCAGAGTGGGGCTTGCGCAGATTGCGGAAGCCAAGTTCAACCTCGTGGTCGGGAAGGCCGGAGAGGCGCTGGAAAACTTCTTCCGCTCGCGCATTACTGGCGGCCGCTTCAACAAGCCGCTCGGCGAGGATGTCGCGCGCGAGATACTCGGCGAGGACACGGGCAGCGCCGAGGCCAAGGCTTTCGGCAAGATCCTGGCGGACGGCATCGAGGATCTGCGCCTCGACTTCAACAAGCTCGGCGGCAACATCGCCACCATTGGCCGATGGATGCCCCAACATCATGAGCCGAGCGCTGTGCTGAATGCCGGCTGGGAGGGATGGCGCGATTTCATCACGCCCCTGCTCGACCTCGACCGCATGATCGACCCGCTGAGCGGCGCCAAGCTCACCCCGCAGCGGCTGGAGGAGACGTTGCGCGCCTCGTGGGAGCACATCACCACGGGCGGCTGGTCCGACCGCAAGCCGTCAGGGCAACCCTTCGGCCTCGGCGCCCTCGTGAACCAGCGCCAGGAACATCGCTTCCTGCATTTCAAATCGGCCGACGACTGGCTCACCTACAACAAGACCTTTGGCAGCGGCGACCCCATCGAGGCGGTGATCAATCATTTCAAGTCGATGTCGCAGGATATCGCCAAGCTGCAGGTGCTGGGCCCCAACCCGAACTCCACGCTCGAATGGATGTCGCAAGTGGTCAAGAGTGAGGCGGCCAAGCACGTCATCGGCGAGCCGTCGCTTTACAACAGCTCGACGTCGCTCAAGGTGGCGCAGGACAAGCTCGGGCAGTATCACGACTGGCAGCTCAAGAGCCTCTACCACGCGGTCGCCGGCGGTGACGGGCCGGCGTCTGAACGCATCGCCACGTTTGCCGGCGATGTGCGCAACTTTCTCACCTCAGGCCTGCTCGGCAGCGCCAACATCCTCGCCGCCGCCCAGGACCCGATGCTCGACCGTGCGGCGCGCTATCTGTCCGGCATTCCGATGGCGGTGCGCATCCCGCAAATCCTCAAGAGCATGTTTGGAACTGATATCCGCGGCGAGGCCATGCGCGCCGGCTTCGGGCTGTCCGATTTCCTGCACGGCATGAATGAAGTTCGTTACGCCGGCGCCCTCGGTGGGCGCAACTGGTCGCGCTGGCTCGCCGATCGCGTGGTGAACTACAGCGGCCTGGAGGCAATGACCCAACGGCGCATCCATCAGTTCGGCCTCGACTTCGCCGCCGCCGTTGCCGACCGCGCCAATATGTCGTGGGCCGAGCTCGGCAACGAGTTTCCGGCGATGGCACGCACGTTCGAGGGTTACGGTCTCGGCGAGAAAGGTTGGGATGACCTGCGCAAGGTCGCGGCGTTCAAGCCGCATCCGGACAGCGCCGGCATCATGCGGCCGATCGATGTGGCACAAGTCGACCAGCCTCTCGCCGAAAAGTATCTCGGGATGATCCTCGGCCAGGCCGAGCGAGCCGTCCCCGGGCACGACCCGCGAAGCCAGGCGTTCGTCTCGGCCTTTCAGAAAGGCACCTGGGCCGGCGAGGCCGCCCGCAGCATGCTGCAGTTCAAGGCATTCTCGCTGTCGTTCATGATGAGCCAGTGGCAGGCCGTGCAGACGGTGTCCGGGCGCAGCGGCGTGCGGGCCTTGATGACGCCGGCGGGCGCTGCCTATGCTGGCACCCTGACGTTTGGCCTGACCATGGCGGGCGCCGCCGCGCTGCAGCTCAAGAGCCTGCTGAGCGGCAAAGACCTGCAGCATCAGGACCGCGCATTCTGGATACAGGCGTTGCAATACGGCGGCGGCCTTTCTCTCGCCGGCGACTTCATGCTCGCCGATGTCAACCGGTTTGGGCAGTCGCCGATAGAAAGCTTCGGCGGTCCGACCGCCGGGCTCGCCAAAGACGTGACCTCGGCGGCAGTGCTTAATTTCGGCAAGGCCATCCGCGGCGAGAAGACCAAACTCGGCCGGGACGTGGTCAATCTCGCCGGCCGCTACACGCCGCTCGTCTCGTCGCTGCCCTACACCCGGGCCGCCTATCGCCGCATGTTCATCGACCAGCTGCAGGAGCTCGTCGACCCCGAGGCGCACCAGCATATGCGCGCCCAGGAGCAACAGTTGTTTCGCGATACCGGTCAGCGCTTCTACTGGCGGCCAGGGCAGGCACTGCCGGAACGGGCACCCACGATGTCGACCAGGGGCGGCACCCACAGATAGCGCTGGTGCTTTGCTGGCAAAATTGCCGTCCGGCATACGGGCGGCATGCAGAAGCTCGCCCTTACCCTCGCGTTCCTCATGGGGCTGGTCACGCTTGCCGTGGCCCAGGCGCCGCCGCCTGTCCCTGCCCTGCCTGATGCCCAGCGCCTCACGAGCTACAGCCTGAGTAGCTCGACCTGCGCCTGCAGTGTTGGTTTCCAGATTTACGGCGATGGTACCGATGTCGATCAATGGATCGACGTATTCGT